GTTTAACTCGGTTTACTATTATGTCTACAAATGATTACAGAAGAGCTCCGACGGCAGTCATGGCCGCGTCACCGAAGTCGGCAATGCCCTCTGCCAGATCCACAACTCCGTGGCCCTCTGCTTCCATACCTTTAAGAGTCTCGCTCCAACAAGTGTCGCTAGAGACTGGATGGAAGGTATGGCCTGCATAGGCGGGGTTGCCTGGGTCAAAGCGCACACGCCACTCCACTGTGACGAGGTACTGCAAATCCACAGTATTCTTATTATATACAAATATCGGTGCAAAGCCTTCAAACTGGGCATCAACTCCGCCCTGGCCCCAAGTCCACTTATTCGTATCAGAAGACGTGAGTATGGCCCTGGGGCAGAAGTCCGACAGCTGTGACATGTTATTAGGTATCGCATCCACCTTAACACCACGCAGCGCCAGCTTGCCAGCTGAACAGAGGCGGGGGGAAGAATAAGAAACCAAGTCGTCCATCACAGTCGTCCAGGTACGGGTGTTACCCATCAAGTCCAAGACTTGTTTGCACCTGCCTATATATACTATGCCGTCGGCTGTCTGCAAGCTCTTAGGACACATGACTTGCACTGTAAACGCTGCTGGCACAAGGCGGCAGCTGGCAAAGCCTGAGGACGCTAGAGCTGTATCAAGGTAAAACTTAGCATTATCGGCGGCGCCAACGGCGGTGGTGGAGCTCGTGCCCGCTGTGACTGCTACTGTGTCGTACCATGCTGGATCGGGGTGATTGCTGCGGTTGCCTTTGATGGTTCCAAAAAGCATCGCCCTCGAAGCACTATCGATTACTGTAGTCGTCTTAACAACTGTATAAGCTCCCACCGCTCGAGGCAGCGGAAGGTGGGCATTGGTGAGAGCGCACAAGGCCGCCTTCTTGGAGATATTCCTGCCACGGTTGGCGGTCCTCCTCGGGCGGGCTTTGGCGGAGCCAAAAGGCCTCTTGACCACCATGCCTACTCCCTGCTTTATGCCTCGCAGCAAGGTCACATCTTTAATTACTTTCGCTTTCTGTTTGCGAATAGTGCGCTTCACGCGCTTCCCCGGTGAGACCATGAGCGTAGGCTAGCAAAATTGCAATATATTTAAATATGTTTATATACAACCAAGAATTGATTAGCGATTCTTGGCGGCTGCAGAGCCGGGATCGCCACACCCGTCAGGGACTTACTAGCTGCCCTGCTGTTGGCTGCCGGAGGTGCTTGCAGCTAAGCCAAGTCTCGGATGAGACTGGACTCCGCCACATAGCCGTCCGTATTAATTCCAAAATCGTTCGTAATGGCAGTGACATCCTCGAGCACTCCTGGAGTGTCGCGTAGGATGTAGAGGCTGCTGCCAAATCTCTCGCGATTGGTGGAGACGTCTGTGCACGTATCATACAAATGCCAGAGCATCTTCTCAACATTGCCGAATGCCGCCGTAGCGGTCGACGTGTTAATCAAATGAGAAGTGAAATCCGCCTCGCCCACGTGGAGCTCTACATCTCGTGAGCGAACTCCAAAATGAAGCAGCCGGTTGTGATCAAAATTCTCATCACCCACCAAATCGTCGCCTGCGCAAGTCCAGCCCAGGCAGCCGCCGTAGGCGGCCATGACAGACCGAGAGAACGTGTTCTGGGTCGTGGTTGACAGTTGTCCTGAAGAGGTCACACCATACTTAAGGCACAGCCAAACTTCGCCGTGATTGTTCAAGACGTGGCTGCACAAGATGTGCGCATACCGCTTGACCAACCTGGCTACGTCTTCGTCGGCGCAATTGTCGGCACGGCGCTCGCCGTCGGCGTGTATGAAAGAGCCATCAATGGACAGATCAAACGCAGAAGCGTCGCTCGACACATTCCGCTCTGCCACTCCTTCTCTCTCAAACGCCCTGACGAGGTGCTGCAGGCCCTCGGGGCTATGCCCCATGCCCAGCGCAGCACAAGTCAAGTGCCCCGCCTGATAAGCGTCCACGTGCGCGGCGTTATCGGCCTTGTGCAGAAGCGCCTGGACAGTAAGATCGATTAGACTACTAATCCATATCAACCTAAATCTGCCCTCTGCTATCTTCTGCGGAGAGTGTTCCTCTGGTTTCATAAAGATGTCCTTCACGTCAGCGCACCCGTACTGGATAAGCTCAATGGCATTAAGATCCTTGAGCTGATCTCCGGCCACGGCAATGAGGATTAGCCTGCTGAGGGCTAAGTCCACCACCTCTTCGGGGTGGGCTTTGACCCAAGCCGCTTTCTTCATGTTACGAAACCTCGCACTAACTCCTGACGACTTGTCCTCGAAGCCTAGAAATGTCTTCAAGAAGCCGTAGTCTCCCTCTTCAAGGTAGGTCTTGATCGGCTCATCGCCGATGCCGGCTTTGTACTTCTCGCGAACGAGTCGCACTGCAGCCTCAAACTCTTCCTCTTGCTCGCTCGTGAGCTGAGGGGGGCCCGCCACCGCGAGCGCCGCCTGTGCCTTCAGGGACCTGTCAATGTTCTTCTTCGAACTTGTGGGAATCCTATACTCCCCTTTCTTGCACCCATGGAGCTTGTCTGCGTAGTAGCGGTTCGCTAGCTCGCGCAGCCTCTTCTGCAAGTCGGTCTCTTCCTCCCTGTACTTCTTGGCCTTCGCCGTCCGGGTCGGCTCATAGGAGCCAACTCGTCGGAAGTAAGGGTTTCCGTCCCGATCTAAAATCTCTTCCCCTTCTTCTCCGGGGGACCACATGGGCGACACCTTCTTCATGTAATCACGCAGAAGGGCATTGGAGGGAGTCGCGAGTACAGCCTTCAGCCTCTCGCGGACGTCTGCAGTTGCCTCTTCCCTATAGTAGGAAATCTCTCGCAACACTCGGGGGGCCTCTTCATGTAGAATGCCATACTTCCAAGATTTGACGTTGCGGTCTATGTCGAGCAACATGTTCTGGCGCGTAATCTCAAGCGCCCTCTCAGCAGCGCTCTCGCCAGGGTGGCGGGCGCGGGGCGGGATGCGTGGGCCTGGCGCAGCGACTGCTTTGGGCAGCGCCACAGCTGGCTGCGTGCGGGCATGGCCGCTCCTGCCGTAGACCTTCTCATATTCCTCTTCCTCGTCTTCTTCCATGGCTTCGTATGGCTCGTCTTTGTACTCCTGATAGTACTCAAACCACTTCCGCGCGGCGCGTTCTTTCTTGCTCTCGCGCGACTCTCCGGGAGCCTCTGGTAGAGAAGTGGGAGTCTGCAAGCTGTCACTCCACTGCTGAATTCGCTCAATCAAAGGATGTTTGTACAGTCCCATCTGCTCGAGGTTCGCCATGATCGCATCCGTGTGCATGAAGAGATTCGCCTTTCCGCGATGCTTCTTCAGCGAGTGCGCTGGCTGCCCCAACCACATTCCTGCAAGCTTGTACCCATTCTGCACAACCCCCACGCCAGACGAACTGGCTCCGGGCTGGGAGACGATGTGGGCCAAAGCAAGGCCAAGGTTGTGAATGTGGAGCTCTGCCTCCGGGATGGAACCTTCCTCCTTGACAACGTTGCCGAAGTCGTCGGTGGCGTACGTAATGGTCCCGCGCTCTAACTCATAGTTGCGCGTTATGTCCTTATCTTTAAGCGACTTCACGCCAATCATGGAGATTTCGTCCTTGTCGAGCGGAATAGCCATAAAATCGAGGAATGTGCACGTATGGCGCTTTTCATCCCACTTTGGCGCTCCGAAATCGTCTAGGTAATACGCTCTGTCGAGCGAAATACGAACCCCTGACTGGCGGCCAGCTACGGCAGTTGTATTCGTGCCTCGCACCACAAGATGCGTTAAGCTGGCTGTCTTGTGACGGCTCATTATCAGGATATTGTTCAAAACCAAGCCTGTAGAAAACAAGTTCAGGATGGAATCGTGGACAAGGACATGCCCCTTCTCGAGAGGAGAAGGTCTTGCGTTGCTCGACAGCCCCTCAAGGGCGCTCTCTCCCGGAGACAAGTCCTTTGGCCTCGCTGGCTCTAAGATCTCCCAATTGTATGCTGTGGACTCCTGCCCGTAAGCATCAATCGTTGTTGTTCCTCTCAGCATCTTGACGCGGCTGATGGATTCGTCCGAGTGGCGCACAAAGTCCTTCCCGTTCCAACGGAAATAACCGTGCTTCGTCGGCGGTCCTCCTTGCACGCAGTCCGCTATGCGGCCGCGCCGGAGGCGCTCTTTCAACCAGGACACAAGGGAGACGCCCGGCGAGGACATCTTCACCACGTAATACAATACCCGCAAGCATGCGCGCGCGATGGGAGGACAAAGCTCCTTCCGTGCACACACAAGCTTATAGATCCCGAAAAGCAGGCCCAAATGCAAATATGCGCGGGCCGCTCCGGGCTCTAAACCAAAAGAAGTCACCACTTTCTTAACGGCCTTCGTGTCTGCGCCCTGAACTCTGCTGAGGAGGAGGGCCATAGCTGCGTAGCGAAATAGATAGCGATTGGTTTCACACCTAACTGCTGCTTAGCAAAGATGACGTAAGACCAAAAGAGTTAATT